CGGAACCCGGCTGGGAAGTTATCGAGATTGGGTCGTATGCGGACCCGGAGCCGGTCTATTGTCCTCGTGTTCTTTCGACGGATTCGGTGCAACTCGATCTCGGCATCCACACGGGGCAATGCTATGTTATGGGTACAATCCCTGACAGTCTGGATGGGATCTTCGATCATCTGAAGGAAGCTGCACTGACGATGCAGCAAGGTGGTGGTATTGGCTACGACTTCTCGACTCTGCGTCCCATGGGAGCACCTGTGAAGGGCGTAGAGAGCTTCTCCAGTGGGCCTATCAGCTTCATGGATGTCTGGAACTGGATGTGTAAAACCATCGAGTCAGCAGGCAACCGTCGTGGAGCCATGATGGCAACGATGCACTGTGAACACCCTGATGTGAAACACTTCATCACAGCAAAGCAGGATCCGACACGTCTTCGGCACTTCAATGTGTCTGTGTTGGTGACTGATGCCTTCATGGATGCTGTGAAGAATGATGCTGATTGGACTCTTCAGTTCAATGGTGAGGTCTACGAAGTGGTCAAGGCTCGGGAACTGTGGGATCTCATCCTCCAGTCCACCTATGACTACGCTGAGCCGGGTGTGATCTTCATCGACCGAATCAACAAGCATAACAATCTCTGGTTCTTGGAAGAGATTCGGGCAACGAACCCCTGTTTTGCAGGCAACCAAACCCTCTGGACCGACCAAGGTCTCAAGACCTTTGCTGAACTGGAAGGGCAGCGTGTGTCTGTCCTGACTGAAAACCAAGTGGGCAAGCTGGTCTACCGCCCCATGGATGTTTTCAAAACAGCCGAGAATCAAGAAATTCTCCGTGTGACTCTGGACGATGGCACGACCATCGACTGCACGCACACCCATGAATTCTTCGATCTGCAACGCAATCGGGTCGAAGCCCGTGATCTCCTTCCGGGTCAGAGGCTTGCCTCAGTCTACCGCCACAACGCCAACTCCAAAGGCTACAAGCGGCTGACCAACGGCATCGACAATCCGCTGGAACACCATGTTCCTTTTGAGATCATTCCTGATGGATTTCATGTTCATCACAAAAACGAGATCAAAGACGACAATCGTCCTCAGAATCTCGAATTGATCCTCGGTTCAGACCACAACTCCTACCACATGCAGGGTGACAGGAATCCTTCCATCACCCACCCTGAAAACAACAAACTGATCCAGATGGACCATTCTGGGTCGAACAATGGGCGGTATCGTGAAGACCTTGACGATGATGATCTTCAGGAAATGCGGAAACAGGGCATGTCCTACATTGCCATCGCACAAGCTGTGGGATGCTCCAAATACACGGTCATGAAGCGTCTGGGGTATGAGCGCCCCAACCACAAAGTTGTTTCTGTTGAACCTCTCATGGAACGTCAGGACGTGTTCTGTGGCACTGTGGGAGAAACCCATCGGTTCTTCCTTGGCTGCGAACGTGGTGGTGTGCTGGTCTCTAACTGTGGTGAGCAGCCACTTCCCCCATACGGTGCTTGTCTGCTTGGTTCGATCAACCTTGCTCGACTGGTGAATGATCCATTCACTGAGCAAGCTCAGACGGACTGGCAAACCATGGAAAAGACTGTACGTATAGCCGTGCGAATGCTTGACTGTGTGATCGACACGTCAAAGTTTCCTTTGGAAGCTCAGCGTGAAGAAGCATTCTTCAAGCGTCGTCAAGGACTTGGTGTTACTGGTGTGGCAGACATGCTGTTCATGCTGGGAATCAAGTATGGTTCTGGAGAAGCTGTGGCCTTCATGGATAGACTCATGAAGAACATTGCCATCTGGGCTTACGGAGAGTCCATTCAAATGGCCAAAGAGTGGGGTCCAGCACCCTTCGCTGAAAGCCAAGAGAACCGTGAGAAGCTGGCTGAGTCCTTTATGTTCAAGCTCCTTCCTCCTCACATCACTGAGGCTATGCTTCATTTCGGTATCCGGAACTCTCACCTGCTGAGTATCGCTCCTACCGGCACAATCTCTATGTATGGTGGGAATGTCAGTTCTGGGATCGAACCTATCTTTGCTCCTTGGTACAGCCGGAACATCACAAACCCGGATGGAACCAAGCGAACAGAGAAAGTGATGACCTACTGTGTTCACAAGTTCTTCGAACAAGGTGGTGAAGAAGGTGATGACTGGTGGCGAAAGTACATGGTAACTGCACAGGATCTTGATCCGGCTCACCACATCTACATGCAGGGTGCAGCACAGAAATGGATCGACTCGTCGATCTCCAAGACTGTGAACATCCCTGTGGATTACAGCTTTGATGAGTTCAAAGCTGTGTACGAACTGGCCTATGACAAAGGTTGCAAAGGCTGCACGACCTATCGTCCCAATGACGTGACAGGATCCATCCTGTTCATCGAAGAAGAGAAGGACGAAGAACCAGAAGTGCTCATCGACGAAGAGTACGATGGTGACATGCGTGTGCTTGCACGGCCTCCAGTCATGGACGGCTCCACCTACAAGATCCGTTGGGGACAGGACAGTTACTATGTCACGTTCAACAACATCATGGACCCTGATCATAATTGGTTCATGCCCTTCGAGATCTTCATCAACAGCAAGACTGTCGAACACCATCAGTGGACGGCTGCTCTGACTCGTATGATCTCTGCCGTGTTCCAACGTGGTGGTGATGTGCAATTCGTTGCTGAAGAACTCAAACAGATCCACGATCCCAAAGGGGGTCAGTGGCAAGAAGGTCGTTACTGGCCTTCTTTGGTTGCTCTGATTGGTCAAAAGCTGTCAGAGCATCTCGATGTCATCGGGTATCAATCGACCCCGGAAACAGTGCCTCAACCGATGCCGGAAGAGGAAGGAACTCAACCAGAGCAGTCGCCCGATCAGACAGTCCCTGATCAATGCCCAAGCTGCAAAAGTTTCAATCTGATCACTGTCTCTGGATGCCCGACGTGTCAGGACTGTGGCTACAGCAAATGTGGCTAATACTTTGCTGACTGACTGAGCATTTGGTGCTGTCGGAAGCAAACACCCCCCATCTTGAAAAAGGTGGGGGGTTTTCTGACAGAGGAAACCATGATCGAAATCAGTTATGACAATGTTATGAATGGCTTAGACAAAGGTCTTCACATGAACTGCATTTGTGAGAACATGCGTCAGGTGGACTACCTTTTTCACAATGCCAAAGACCTCTGGCACATCAAAGGTTTTTCTTTGGTGAAGAGAGTCGAACGAGCCATTGAGTATGGCCCCGGTGATGACAAAATCACCATCAAGTTTTCATCTTACGAGCAGATCCTGCCCGATAGATACCGTGGTTTTCGTGGTGTGTTTTTGATACACCCGTACCTCCTAGAAGAGGGACACCTCTTCAGAATCAATGAACTGGTACACAATCTAGACCAACACAACGAAAGGTACTTGGAACAATGGCGAGCCTAAACCAAGATCAGCGAGACGCTTTCACGGATGTGCTTGCCTTCATCAACGACCCCAAAAGGAAGTTCCATCGAGTTTCTGGTGGGGCAGGTGTCGGCAAGAGCTTCTTCATCTCCAAAATCGAACAGGACATCCTGAAACATCAGGGTCCAAATTCTTCTTTGGTTTATGTGGCAGTCACAGCCACAACCAACAAAGCAGCAGCAGTTCTGAAGAACACCATGCAGCACAAGCGTGGTGATATCCAAACGATCTACGGCTACATGAATCTTCGGGTTCACAACGACTTCAATACCGGTGATCAGAAGATCGTCCCAACCGCAAAGTGGGAAGTTCATCACAATACTCTGATCATCGTAGATGAAGCGTCAATGATGAACAAAACCCTGTACGATTACATCGACAAGGGTACTGATTCCACCTGCAAGATTCTTTTTGTTGGTGACAAGAACCAACTGGCACCAGTCCGAGAGAATGTCTCTCCAGTGTACACCAAAAACCATTCAGAGAGTATGCTCACAATTCCTGTTCGTCAGTCGAATCAACAAGCTCTGATGGACTTGGCTGAGATGGCCAAGGACACTGTGCTGACTGGCAAGTTCCATCGGATTCAAGAGGTTCCCGGTGTGATTGATTTCATCGACGGTGAACAGATGAAAGGTATCCTCGAACGTGAGTATCATGTTGAGGATCCTAACAAGCGTGTGCTCTGCTACACCAATGCCAAAGTCATTGGGTACAATGAGTACATCCGTCAGCTTCGTGGTTATGATGAACCCTACGCAGTGGGAGAGATGTTGACCAACAACTCTTCCGCAGAACTGCTTGATAAGACTCGGCTTTATACTGATCAGGTTGTGGAAGTGTTGCAAAAAAGCAACAAGTACATCGACCGCAATTGGGTGCCGGGTGAGGAGCTTGAGATGTTTGATCTGGAAGTAAGGGATCCTGAAACTCTTCAGATCTACAGCGTCCAAGTTTGTGCAGATCCAGAAGATCGTGAGCAGGTTCTGAAATACTGGAGATCTCGTAAGAAGTGGGATCGGTACTTCAAGTTCCGAGACAACATCCCAGACCTTCGAAGTGTGGCTTCCAGCACCACTCACAAGGCTCAGGGTTCCACGTATGATTCTGTCATTGTGGATCTTGCAGACATCGGAAAGTCAACCAATGCTGAGCAGACAGCCCGTCTTCAGTATGTAGCTCTGACTCGTCCCAAGAATCGCCTCTACATCAGAGGCAACCTACCAGAAAGATACTTCTCATGATCAGAACTCGGTACAGGATTGACACCCAGTTCAATGGTGTGGTTAAGAGCTTCTTCGTCACACAGAAACTGATAGGGACTTGGCCTTTTCGCCGTTGGGTGAGTGTCCATGAAGAAACCATCTACGAAGGTGTTAGCACGACTAAAGCTCAAGAAGCTATTGACGAGCGTGTTGCCTTTGAACGTAACACAAAAGTGAAAACCCGATCATGGAAAAACGATCGAGGGGAGACTGCTTACGAGGAGTTGTGATACATGTGAGGAATCACTATGAGATACGAGATCATCGGTAAAGGTGGTCCTGCACGGATCGCCATTCTTGTTCCCCGAATCCAAGTCAATGAGGTGAAGAAGCATTATATGCCGATACTCGAATCTCTGAACGAAGAGATCATGATATGTGACATCTTCTTGGATCGAACCAAGAAGAAAACCTCTCCCAAAGACATCAAGGAATACCTTGCAGAACTTCTGCCCAATCTCACAAATACAGGGATCGAATTCCTGATCGTGACGAACTCGGAATACTTCAAGGTACTGACAAAGCAGAGAAAAACAGATGCCAACATCGGTGATATCTTTCCTACGGAAGATGGTTTCAAAGCAACCTACTGCCCCAACTACTCCCGTATTTTCTACGATCCGGACAAAACCAAAGCCAAGATTGATCAATCACTCCGGGCCGTTACCAACTTCTACGCCGGATCTCACAAGAAGCTCGGATCTGATATCATCCATTCAGCCACGTATCCATCTACGCTGAAGGAGAAGCTCGACTGGCTGGACAAGCTGATCGAGATGGACTGTGACCTCACCTGTGACATCGAAGGCTTCTCTCTGAAGCACTATGATGCTGGGATCGGTACGATCACTTTCTGCTGGAACCAGCACGAAGGTATCGCCTTTGAGGTGGATGACTGCAAAACCAAGATGGAATCTGTAGAGCTTCGCAATGCTCTCAAGAAGTTTTTCTATCGCTTTAAGCGACGCATGATCTACCATAACATCTGCTATGACGGCTATGTGCTGATCTACCAGTTGTTCATGGACGATATCCTCGACCAACGAGGATTGCTGGAAGGTCTCCGGGTGATGCTCCGGAACTGGGAATGTACCCAGTTGATCACGTACCTCGCAACGAACTCTTGTGCCGGGAATGAACTCGGTCTCAAGGCTCAAGCCCAAGAGTTTGCAGGCAACTATGCCCAAGAAGATATCGAGGACATCACGTTGATCGACCTTCCAGCCCTGCTGGAATACAACCTCGTGGACGGACTATCGACTTGGTATGTCTACAACAAACACTGGGATACTCTGACGGCTGACGATCAGATGAAGATCTATGTCGAGCACTTCAAGAAATGGGTGATAGACATCATTCAGATGCAGCTTACCGGTCTACCGGTGAACATGTCGAAAGTGGAAGCTCTCGACAAGCAGTTGAATGCTGAGTCGAATCGTTGTGTGACTCGCATGATGCAGACCAAGATCGTACAGGGTTTCCTGTATCAGATGGAGGAAAAGGCTCTCGTGAAGAAGAACGAGAAGCTGAAAACCAAAGTCGTAACAAGAGAAGATCTTGGTAAAATCAAGGATCTGGTAGTTGAATTCAATCCCGGCTCTGCTCCTCAGTTGCAAAGACTCCTGTACTCTCAGGAGTTCCTTGGTTTGCCTGTTCTGGATCTGACTGATTCAGGACTTCCATCGACAGGTGCAGACACTCTGGAGAAACTTCTGAAGCAGAATATTTCTGAGGACATCAAGGCGTTTCTTGAGATCCTGCTTGAGTACAAGGCTTCAGCAATCATCATCAGTACCTTCATCCCTGCCTTCCTGAAAGCGAAGCAAGGATTAGATGGATGGCATTACCTATTCGGTAACTTCCGACTCGGTGGCACTTTGTCTGGTCGGTTGTCATCAAACAATCCGAATCTTCAGAACATCCCTAGCTCTGCTGGGGGTCCGTTGAAGTCGAGGCTTGCAAAGCTCGTCAAAGAGTGCTTTGAAGCTCCTCCCGGATGGCTCTTTGTGGGCCTCGACTTTGACTCTCTGGAGGACAAGATCTCTGCTCTGACAACACGGGATCCTGAGAAGCTGAAGGTCTACACCGACGGCTACGATGGTCACAGTCTGAGAGCTTACGGGTATTTCGGACATCAGATGCCAGACATCGACCCTACCTCGGTGGAGTCGATCAACAGTATCGCTGACAAGTACAAGCCACTACGTCAGGAATCGAAGGCTCCTACCTTCGCTCTGACCTATCAAGGGACGTTTCATACTCTCATGATCAACTGTGGCTTCAGCAAGGAGAAAGCTCAGGACATCGAGTCCAAGTACAAGAAAATGTATCAGGTCTCGATACAGTATGTGCAGGACAAGCTGGAACAGGCCACCAAGGACGGCTACGTAACCGTAGCGTTCGGTCTGAGGGTTAGGACACCTCTGCTGGCACAGACCATCTACGGGGTCAACAAGACGCCCAAGGAAGCTGCTGCTGAGGGGAGGACAGCAGGGAATGCCATGGGGCAGTCCTACTGCATGTTGAACAACAGGGCCGCTGCTGCCTTCATGGAGGGAGTGAGAGAATCGGAATACGCCATGGACATCAAACCATGTGCTCACATCCACGATGCTCAATACTACCTCGTGAGGGACAATGGCTTCGGCCCCCTGATGTACATCAACAAGCATCTCCCCAAAGAGGTGGCTTGGCAGGAAGATCCTGAGATCTGGCATGATGAGGTTAAGCTCTCTGGTTCATGTGAGATTTTCTACCCGAACTGGAACCATGGGTTTGATCTTCCGAACGACTGTTCGAAAGAAGTGATCATCGAACGGATTATCAAACACAAAGAGAAGCTGAAAGAAAAAGGCATAGCAGCATGAAAAAGCTCACCAACCAACATCAAATCGACCTTCCCATTGCAGTCTGGCTGCTTCAGCAGGGCTACTACAGTGGGGCAGATGTCGCACCGGAAGGTGAGTTGATCTCTGTCACCACCTTGATGAAGCCTACTCGTAGGCTCATCTTGGAACGACAGGTAGACTACACTGCTGAAACCATGGACGTGAGTGATCTGATTGCTTCACGTATGGGACACTCGCTTCACGAAGGTGTGGAGCGAGCTTGGATAGAGGGCGACTGGGCGGGGGCGATGCGGCGTCTCCATTACCCCCAGTCAGTGATTGACCGGGTTAAGATCAATCCAGATCCCTCTACGCTCGGTGAGGACGACATCCCCATTTACTTGGAGCAGCGCCGCTTCAAGGAGATCGGTGGAATCGTCCTCACCGGGCAACTCGATTTCAGCATCGACGGTGCATACCGTGATGTGAAGACGACTTCGACCTTCAGCTATACCAGTGGAACCAAGGATGAAGACTATATCCTTCAAGGATCCATGTATCGGTTCATCATGCCGGAATTGATCTGGAAGGATAAGATGAGGATCGAATTCATCTTCACCGACTGGCAGAAGTTTCGTGCCAAGGCTGATCCGAATTATCCTCAAGCGAAGGTAGCTCACAAAGAGTTTCCTCTTTTGTCTCTCCAAGAGACTGAACAGTGGATCCTCGACAAGCTGGAAGACATCAAGAAGAACGCCAAGCATGTGAAAAACCAAGACAAAATGGTTCGGTGTTCTGACAAGGAATTGTGGAAACAACCTGACAGCTTCAAGTATTACGCCAACCCTGAGACTGCGAAAGCAGGGGGGCGTGCTCAGAAATCTTTCGACAACTATGCAGACGCAGATGCACATCTGAAGTCGAAAGGCAAAGGAACCATCGTCACCGTCAAGGGTGAGGTCAAGGCATGTGAGTATTGCCCTGCTTTTTCGGTCTGTGAACAACGCAAGGAGTATTTCCTAGATGACTAACTTCTATGATCGTTCGGTCATCGAGAGCATTCCGCACCATCCCGCAATGGAAGAACTTGTGGATCTTCTCTGCCATCGAACTGGCAACGTGAATCGTGACTTCTTTCAAGCTGAGGTAGCCTATTTCCTTGGCTTGATGCCTTCGGCTATGAGAACCACGATCAACAGCCCAGAACGTGGCAAGATCCCTGTGAACATCTATTCGATTGCCTTGGCCACATCTGGCTTTGGTAAGGGTCATTCTGTCTCTTTGATGGAAAATGTGCTGGCTGACTTTCGTGAAAATTTCATGCACGGCAGTTTCTACAACCTTGCTGAAACCAATCTTTTCAATCTCGCAGTGGATATCGCTGCTGCAAAGGGTGGAGATGAAGCCAAAGAAAAAGAAGCATTAGACAGTGACTTCAAGAAGCAGGGACATGCTCCCTTCATCTTTGACTCAGGCACTGGTCCTGCTGTAAAGCAGCTTCGCTACAAACTGTTGCTTGCAGGTGTAGGCTCGATCAACTTCCAGATGGATGAGATCGGCTCGAACCTGCTGGGCAACAATGAGGTTCTGAACGTGTTCCTCGAACTCTATGACCTTGGCAAGATCAAAGCCAAGCTCGTGAAGAACACTCCAGACAACGAACGAGGCATTGATATCGGGGGTATGACCCCGGCCAATATGCTGATGTTTGGAACCAACAGCAAACTGTTCGACGGAGCCAAGGTGGAAGAGGAGTTTTACTCCATGCTTTCAACTGGTTACGCTCGACGTTGCTTCTTCGGTATCGGTAAATCCGAAACCAAATTCGCCACTGTTGATCCTGAAGATGTTTACAATGGGCTGGTGTCAAAGCAGCAGTCCAGTGCTCTTCAGAAGTGGCGTACCTACTTCCAGAGGTTCGCTGACCCTCGGTATCATGGAATCGAACTCGACGTTTCCAAACCTGTGGGTGTGGAACTGACTGCATATCGTCTTCAGTGTGAAGCTGAAGCGAATGCCATGCCCGAGCATGAGGAAATCCGGAAAGCAGAACTGTCGCACAGGTACTTCAAATCCCTGAAGCTGGCGGGTGTCTACGCATTCATCGACGAGTCGCCTGAAATCACCGACATCCACCTACGGCAAGCCATCAAGGTAACCGAAGAGTCAGGTGCGTCCTTTCAGAAACTTCTGAAGCGCGAACGAAACTTCGTTCGATTGGCGAAGTACATTGCGGCTGCTCCGGACAACCTCACTCATGCGGACCTCGTGGAAGACCTTCCGTACTATCCCACCTCTACGGTGGCACGGAAGGAGATGATGGACTTGGCGATGGCATGGGGCGTGGGCAACCACGTCGTCATTACCAAGAACGTCGTCCAGTCGGTGGAGTTCTTCAGTGGTTCGACGTTGCAGGAGACTGATCTGAACAAGCTGATGTTCAGCATGAGCGATCATTTCGCTTATGACTATGAGCCTGTGACTCAACCACTGGAGAACCTTGAGAAACTGTTCAAAGCTCCGAATTTTCACTGGTGTAATCATCAGTTTGAAGGTGAGCATCGTTCTGAAGACAAGGTGATTCCCGGATTCAATATGCTGGTCATCGACATCGACGGACATGAACGTGACAAGGAAGGGAACGTCATTCAAAATGGACCAACACTCGATCAGGTCCACACTCTTCTGGATGACTATACTTTTGCCACCTACACCACAAAGAGTCACACAGACGAAGAACACCGCTTCCGTCTGATCATTCCGACCAACTATGTGCTTCATCTGGAGAAGGATGACTACAAAGAGTTCATGGACTCTTTTGCTTTGTGGCTGCCATTCCACACGGACACTGCTGCACAACAGCGTAGCCGTAAGTGGAGGACCAATCCAATGGCTGAAATCTACATCAATCGTGGACCACAAGTCCTTGATGTACTGCCATTTATTCCCAAAACCAAAGCAAACAATGAGTACGTTCAGACGATCATTGATCTTAAGAATATGGATAATCTCGACCGTTGGTTCTTGAACCATATGCAGGTCGGTGGTAGGAATAACACCCTGCACAATTATGCTAAAATGCTGATGGATGCAGGAGCAGACTACGACACCATCGAGAAGAAGGTCGTCAAGCTCAATCAGGACTCTGGTTCACCACTGAAGAAGGATGAAGTCTATTCGACTGTCCTGAAATCAGTGGCTTCCAAGATGTCCAAGTAAGGGGAAACCATGACAGATATCAATCCACACAGCATCCTGATTTGTGGTGAATCAGGTGCAGGGAAATCAATGTCCCTGTACGAACTGAGAGACAGAACTGATGTCCTGTATCTCAACTGTGAGGGTGGCAAACCGCTACCCTTCAAGAACAAGTTCAAGAACAAGGTGATTGTCGATCCTGAAGACATCATCACCATGCTCGAAGAGCTTGCAGAACTGGGAGAGAACAGCCCATTCAATTTCGTGGTGATCGACACCATCAGCTTTATGATGGATCTCTACGAAACGATTCACGTTCTCGACTCAGCCAACACCCAAAAGGCTTGGGGTAATTATGGTCAGTTCTTCAAACGACTGATCACTGTATCGTCTCAAGTCGATGCTTTCTTCATCTATCTCGGTCACTTGGATCGAGAACTTGATGAAGAAGCAGGGATGTATCGGACTCGTGTACCCGTAAAGGGTGCCTTGGCCAAGAAGGGGCTGGAAGCCTACTTCACCACTGTGATCAACGTCAGCAAACAGCCTATGAAGGAGCTTCAGAAGACTCCGAATGCAATGCTGAACATCACTGAAGATGATGAAGAGCTTGGTTTCAAGCACGTCTTCCAGACCCGAACCACAAAGAAGACTGTCGGAGACAGGATTCGATCCCCTATGGGAATGTGGAAGAAGGAGGAGTTGTACATCGACAACGACATCGCTCCTGTCATCAAGAAGATGATCGCGTACTACGACGAATAACTCTTCTTTCTCGGTCTCTGACCAAAAACTACCTCATCAATGAGAAGGAAATCAGATGAGCAACATCTTTGCACAGAAGAAATCCGTCAAATCCGAGAAGGTCGAAGACGACTACATCGGTGGCGGTGGCACGCTTGAGACGGATATCTATCCAGCAGAAATCAAGTATGCCTACATCGGCAAGAGCCAACGCTCTGAAGCACGATCCCTGAACCTCTGTCTCAAGATCAATGGTCTTGAGCAAACACACACCATCTGGATGACCAATGGTTCTGGTGACGTGACGTACAAGGACAAAAAGTCTGGTGAAGAGAAGAATCTTCCCGGCTACAACCAAGTCAACTCGCTCGCCATGCTCCTGCTCTCGAAAGAGATTGGTGATCTGGATGTCGAAGAGAAGACTCTCAACCTGTATGACTACGAGTCAAAGCGTGAAATCCCGCAGGCAGTTGACTGCTTCGTGGAGCTTCACGGTGAGAGCCTACAAGTGGCTCTTCAGAAGCAGGTGGTGGACAAGACCCAGAAGAACGAATCGTCTGGTGAGTATGAGCCTACCGGCGAGACTCGTGAAACCAACGAGATCGTGAAGTTCTTCCCGGAAGCTCTGCCTGTGACCATCTCTGAGGTGGCTCACTATGTGGAAAGCCTTGGTGGTGACTTCGACGACGTTCTGAGCGACGGTGATCTGCTCAAAGCCATCAAGCAGATGGATGAAGAGCATGGTCAGTACGCCCAGAAGTGGCTGGAGAAGAACCGTGGCAAGACATGGGATCGCTCTACCAAAGCTGAAGGCAAGTCCTTTGGTGGTGGTGCGAAGAAGTCGGCTGGTGGATCCTCCGAGAAGAAGAAGTCGGCTCTGTTCGACGATTGATCCTCTCAGATCTACTCGATGGTGAGGTTGGGGATTCGTACTCAGTGCGGATCCCCACTTACGTTCATGTAAGCAAGACAACTACCAAACCGGTAAATCTCAATGTTTACAGGAACATGCACCATCATCACCTGAATACACAAAAGAAAAACTTTGAAGAAGAGGTAGCCCCGTTACTCAGGGATAAGCCTACAGCAGAGAGGGTCTGGATCCACTACGAGATCTTCGCACCGAGGAACGGGCGACTCGACACCATGAATGTCGGGTCCATCGCTGATAAGTATTTCAGTGACACACTGGTGAATTGTGGAAAACTGCCGGATGACAACCAAGATCATATCATCCTGTCCACGTTTTCCTTTGGTGGCGTCTGTCCATTGGACGGCCATGCCATTGCAACAGTCAACATTCTGGAAAACAAGGAGCCAGAAAACATGAGAATCCTACTGGATCAAGAGGACATTCAGAATGCTCTGAACGCCTACGTCAAGACCCTTGCCCTGCCCAATGCAGATCAGGCTACGGTCGAAATCTCCATCGAGTATGGAGACAATGACGATGACGATGAGATCGTTGCTGAAGTCATCATGGGAGAAGCTCCCGTGAAGAACAAGGGTGGTCGTCCCCGGAAGAACGCACGCAAGCCTGCTACCAAGAGAGAGGAGGCTGCTGATGCTCCTGAAGAGTCTGCTGATAGCGGCGACGAAGGAAGTGGCACTGACTCTGATAGCGGAGGAAGTGAATCGGAGACGCAACCTGCTGAAGACGGAGAGAAAGAATCTCCGAAAGCAGGTGGCAAGGGAAACCTCTTCGGGGACTCCGAAGGAGAGGAATCCTCGGACTCCCCGACCACAACTGAAGAAGCTAAAAGTGAAGCCCCCAAAGAAACTGGTGGTACGAAACTGAAGCCCAAGAAGTCAAGTATCTTCGATGTGGACTAAGTTCTGCAACATTTTCAAAGCACTGGCAGGGACGGTAGGTATCGTCCTTGCCCTCATCATCACAGCAATCATCGGAGTTGCTGTGGCCTTTGTTGGCTTCTTTCTATTCTGGGGCCTCATTGGTATTGCCGTCGTCACTGGCATCTTTTTCATTATCTGGGCTGTGATCGACGAAGCAAAGGATTGACCTTGTTGGTTTGGCAACCAAGAAAGTCATTGGCCACCCGGTTGGTACTTAACAAATTCCGGCGACTTGGACTCCTGTTGTTAGACGGATCATACGGCATCACAGAGTAGGTCGTAGACACGTTAGCCAGTGTCATCCTGTGCAGGGCATAGAGTGGTCAGGGATAGCTTCCCTGACCCCCCTGTTACCCATTCATCAGATTGACCCATGGGTTCAGTTCCGGAGCACCGAAGAGCATCTCGAACCCTGTGGCATAATCCATCCGACCTTCACCAATCACAGTAAAGATGTTGTCTTGGATCGGAGATCCAGTATCCGTGATCCCATTCAACAGCATGGCTCGAACAGGATTTTCACGCATTTGCTTCATAGCAATCTTGGTGATCCGGATCTTGAATGCCATGAACCAAGTCAAACCATTACGCTCAAGCATAGAGCGAGTACGGCCCGGAAGAGCACTGAAGTTCACAAACTCCTCGTTCATCAAAGCGAGTGCCTCTCCTTCCGGAATACCCTGCGAAAGCAGGTGATCATAATAGATCGACTTCGCCAAGAAGTCACCGTACTGGGTAGCCCGGTTGGCAGCCCGATAGAGTTGTGTGGACTTCGAAACCAAAGCATTCTTCGACAACGTGGACAGAGTATCAGGCAGCTTATCAGCCTGAGCCTCAAGCCATGCAGCAAAACCACCAGTGGTCTGAGCACGATCAAGACCCTCGATACCCTCTGAGATCTGCTTGTATGCACCAGCAGCAATCATAGGAGCGATAGTCATCTTCGCATTCAGATCCTTCATTACTTGAATCTTGTCACGAATCAAACGCTGACGACGAGGATCCTGAGTCATGTGATACTGGTTCTCCAGTTCCATGATCTTCATGTGGTTTTTGTTGAACTCAGTGATCTCAGCCAGTTTCGAACGATATTGCTTCTGAATGGTTTTCAGAGGCACACCATTTGTAGCAAGCTGAATGATGTTCGCCTGTGTGTTCGCAATTGGAACGATCAGCGACTTAACCACGATGATGTCTTTCGCATCCGAAACCAAAGACTGAAAACCCTGCTCCCCTTTGACAAGAAGGGTACGCAGTGAGGTTTCACCAAACTGCTGACGGGTCACAGCCTTAACGACGTTCTGCAACTCCTTGGGCATACGGGTTTTTCCGGTCCAAAGATCAGCAATAGATGCTTCACGATAGCCTACCGAAAGGTTAGCCATCGAAGTCATGACCATCATTCCGTTTCCATCGAACTTCCCATCCATGTAGGATTTGATGTTCTGAGGAATCAGTTTGAACGATTCAGCGTAGATCGGATCCTTGGTCTTCTTCATGTTTGTGAAGAGGTTTTCAGTACCGGCTTCCCGGTTCTGCCACATGGCATCAAGTTTATCGACAAGTGCCATATTCCACTGGGTCGAGAGTTCTTCTTCCACCTGACGACCAGCCCAAGCACCGATGTTGATTGCAAAGTTCTCTTCACGACCCAACAGCTTGTCAGTCAGCACAGGATTGATCGAACGCTCGAACCCGAGGATCGTCTTGTCTTCATCGAAGATAGGCATCAGGACTTCGTTCTCATCCTCTGGGGTGTAGGTCGGATCAAGGAGTTCTTCCATGATACGGTTCACCACAGCAGGATCAGAGATGAAGCTCGTCGCATCTCCAGTCACAGTCAGACCAGTGTTGATGTCCACACCACGATACGTGGAGGAGACATTCTGCATGATTCCCTGAGAATACTGCCCCTGCTGTGATATATTTGTCACATAGTAGGACCGAGCAAATGCGTTGTTCACATCACCAGTGAACGGAGCAATCTTCTTGTAGCCCCGGTGCAGCATCTCTTCTTCATCAGAGTCTTTGGCCACGATGATACGATGATTCTCTGCTCCCAAATTGGGAACATACCCTTTGAAACCATTCAGCTTAGCTTGTTCAGAGACAGCCTTCTGATCCTCAGCATCGTTCAACTGTTGCATATATGACACAATTGCCATGATGGCCTTGGGTTCGTTCTGCCACAGTTGGACCGTATCCTCACGGATGTCTGCATCCATCGTGTCGATGGCGTAGAACGTGGTCAGTTCGTCGATCAGAGCCACAACGTCATCCCCATAATCTCCCTCAAGGTTCTGAGAGATCGCATAGGCGTTACGGATCAGAAGAGTTCCGACACGTTTCCCGTTCATGTAGTCAGCCAGTTGCTTCGATTTGTCGATGGCATCTTGGAAGTCAGTCGGGTTCATCTTCGATTGAAGCTGCTGCTCCAAGAACTGGATCTGATTCTGACGACGACCACTCTCTTCAAGGAACTGCATACCCGACTGGAGGTTTGCCAGATCGAGGAAACGAGTGAAGTCAGTACGACCCAGAGTCCGTTGCATGGACTTCCACTGCTGAGCCACAGGAGGAGTGCTGAAGAGCTTGTTCAAAAGCTCAGGCAGGTTCTCCCGGAAAGCCTGACGAACACCAGAGATACGGCTATTCACCACGTCCAGCATGGAAACGAAGTCTTTGTTGTCCCGATTGGTTCCAACGAATTCGTCGATCAGTTCACGGATCGGAACCAAGGAAAGAATCGGGATCCCCTGATAGACAGACCTCTGTGCCATCTGAGCATTCAGTTCAGTCCCCGGTTTGTCGAGGAAGTTGGTGGTATAGGTCAGGGCCGAGGTCAGATATTGAACGATGGTTCCACGAGTACCAGCACGAGCCTGTGCATCCACATCCCGCATCGTCTCAGCGATGTTGGTAAGCTGATCCTTCACAAACCGATCAGCAGCATTCAGACCACCTGTGAGCTTCTCCAGAATGGCAAACTCTTTCTCTTGGTGGTGATCGACGATGGTTTTCTTGAGACCATCCAGAACCTCTTGAGGAACGCTCTCCGTAGAGATCGTACCCATGAGTTTCCGCATGAACATGTTCGTACCACGAACCAAGAAATCATTCAGACCAGAGCCAATCTCACCAGTCTCAGGTGCAGGGATCTGATCCATGACATCACGGAACTTCTTCGATGTCTGGCTCAAGGCAAAGAGCACAGCCACGGCATCCGACGTGTCATCGGTCTTATATGCACCGAAGGAGTTCAAGACAGCAGAGTACGTCTGTGCATCTTCCGGAGTGGAACCAAACATCTCAGGAGTCATGTTCTCCTCAACGTGCTGGAACACTTTGGTCAGAGCAATCAGAGAGTTCGGGTCCAGAACCATTTCAGACTTCAGGATCCCATAGATCGCACGGAAGGTAGCCCGGTCATTTGCATTCCGGAGCATACCTGCCTGACGCAGAGAGTCGAGAACACGATCAGCATTCGCCTGATTGATGGCCAGTTTCGAGATACGACGACGGCCTTCTTCAGAACCGAGATCCTGTTGATCGACCCAGTTCTCCAGAGTCTGGATCCAATAGTCAGTATGGTTGTTTCCGAGAGGAGTGGATTCTCCCCCACCATTCCCACCATTGTTTCCGTCTCCACCATCACCATTACCACCTTCTTCACCAAAGGTTTTCTCCAGATGAGGAGTCATCATCATGTGAGTGTTGAAAACAGTCTGGTTGAACATGTCCGTCGGAATGGCACCCATCAGACGACGCATCAGGTTCAGGACAGCATCAGACATCTTCGACAGGAACGAGGCTTCCTCACTCTTCAGACGCTTAGTGATCTGGCTGTTGGACAAGGCCCAAGCCATGTATTCATTCACAGCAGCAGCCTTGCTCCATGGATCAGTCTTGTTCCAGTGACGAGAGATTGCCACCTGAGCATTGATGATGTTCTGGCCCTTGGACTCGATATTCAGGAATTGAACCATGAGATCCTCAAGGTTCTTCACCCACTTGTTCCCGTTCCCTTCGTAGTGATCGAGCACAGTGTTGAACGTCGCAGCATGAACAAACTCATGTATGAAGGTTTCAGGATCGTTGGTGGCCAGATACATGATCCGGTTTTCCACATCCCAACCACCTTTCACGTCACGCATGACGTTGGTGGCATTAGGCATGTTTTCCTGCATCCAGTCACGAACCTGTTCGACAGTTCCCATCACAAGCTGGGCTTCCATCAGACCAGTTTCGTCCAGTTGCATCAGCTTGTTGATGACCTTCAGTTGACGGTCATTCAGTTTCAAGGCTTGGAAGTGAGCACCCACAGTGGTGACGAATACCGGTGCTTTCACATCGGTCTTCTTGTCCGGGTTCTTGCCTTCCAGAAGGCGTTGAATACGGGTGTTGATCTCCGCAGGAGAACGCTCCTCACCTGTGCTGCTGCTCCAGCCTACAGACGAACCACCCATTTGATCGACAGTACGTGCAGTCTCTTTCATTACTTGCTTGAATGCACGGTTCTGACGAAGAGCTTCTGTCAGAAAATCTCCCACTGCATCAGCAGAGGTGGCAAAGTTCAGATCAGGATTCTTGTTTTCTGAAGCCAGTTCAGACACGACTTCTTCCAAAAGATTACGATCCACTTCCGGATTGTTTAGGAAGCCGTTGAAGTTCTGCTGAACCATAGAAAGAACATCACGATCCCAAGACTTTGCCACCTGCTGGTTCACGTAAGGGGCATACTCTTGGATCTTGTCCAGAGGGATATCCAGACCATCGAAGATCCCCAGTACGTCGTCAGGTGCTCCATCCGAACCAAAGATAAGATTCATCATCATGGCGTCGCCAGTACCGATCACAGAGAACGGAATGGCACGAACACCCACATCATCAGGACGACGCATCTGCGGTCCCTGAGTCATCTCACGATCAAAGTTGGTCGAAGTACGGAAGTCATCTGCACGCTGCTTGGTGAAACCACCAATCAGAAGAGACTGGTCATCAGACACGAAGATGGGAGCCATCGTCATCAGACGATCTTCCAGCTTCCGGATCTCTTCCAGAGGAACTTCAGTGATACGAGCCTTGCCGGTTTTAGAGTTACGGCCAACCTTGTCCTGTTTGGCCAGATCTTCAGCCAGTTTCTCAAGCTCAGCATCGTAGATCTTCTGGAGATACCGGGCCTGAATGTTCGTGGACATCACCATGACATCATTCAGACGACCGACCTTATGACCAATGACAGCCTTGGTAGCCTCAGTCAGAGCTTTACCAATGCTGAATTGGATCGAGGTACGGAACTTGTTCACCTGTTCCGAAGGGAAGTTGAATTTCTTGGATGGTTTGTCACCAATCTTCAGACCCAAGGCATTCATATCCTTGGTGAATCCGGGATAGTAGAACTCATCCAGAGACACATTCTCCGGCTTCTTCTGAAGATCCCCATAAAACTTGATCAGCATGTCATCAGCAATACCAACAGCCACACCACGGACACCAGATCCATAGTTGATCTTTGTCATCGGATTTTTGGCAGAGTTACGAGTCATCTGACCGGTATCAGGATCGAAGTTTCCGATGATACCTGCCAGACGAATCGCAGCCTTACGCTGCTCCAATTGCCATGGTTCCAAACCTTCCACACGCATGAGGATCTGATCACCCAAACGAGCGACAGTCTCGTACATGTCGAGGCTGGTTTTCTGAGCAAAGTAGTCATTCACTGCCTTGCCAGTTTTTCCAAGGTACAGACCCACACGCTGGAAGTTCTCGAACATCTCAGAAGAGATCACACCCTGAGCGAAGTTCACCATCATGTTGGCAACACCGTTCGTCAGACCATCAAGCTCAAAGCTGAGAGAGGTACGGAAATCAGTCTGTCCGTTCTCACGGGCAAGCTCCATCTGAGCCACAGCCATGATCGCTTTCAGTTGCTGAGGTTCAACAATACCCACGGCATCCTTGAATGCCTGCTGGTCGATATCATTCCCTTTGAGAATCTCTTTCATCATGTCCTTGGCAGGACCAAAAGTCTCTTCAAAGATACGAGGAGCATTCTCAATGATGAAGCGATGGTTCTTCTTTTCAGCCTTGTTCACACCGCTGAGATCAGCAGCCTGACCCACGGCAATCCAGAAATTATCCAGATTGTTCAAAGAGATAACACTCCAAGTCGCAGTGACTAGAGCACGCATGAACTTGTTGCTCTGAGGGTTCGGACCCTGAGCCTGATGACGACCCACCTTGGTGATACCAAACGGGAAGTACACCGGGATCTTGCCCGGTTCATCTCCACTATTGGAGAGAGCCTCAACGAGAGCAGTGGTTTCGTCGATGTTCTTCGTGATGCTGATGTTCTTGCCACGAATGGACTTCTTCAGCACAGAGTTCTCGGTTTCATCATCAGTGAAACCAAGCACATCCTGAATCACACCCTCATCGAAATAGGCTACGATCTGGGCGAAGGTTTCATCCAGATAGCTCGGAATGTCCTGCATCTTCTTGAGAGCACGCTTCTCAAGCATGGACAGCAGGATGTTGGTACGACCCTGAGTCTCATCAACAGTTTCGATTTTCTTCCCGATTGACCAGATAGGAGCACGATCACCAAACAGAACTTCACGAACAGTGGCAGCCTTGCCCTGAGTCTTGGCAGCCTGAACTTTGGCACGCCAATCACGCAGAGGGTTCTCCCCAGTCTCTTCGTCGATCAGGTTGTTCACCAGATACGTTTCCGTCATCTGGGTGATCTTGTTCCCTTTCTTGTCAGTCTTCCCGGTATCCACAGGAAAGCGTGCAGTCTGCACAAACCGACCATCCTGAGACAGAGCAGTGAAAACCTCTTTGGTGAAACCATGGATAATCCCTTGAAGGATATTGGTTTTCTGTTTCGGATCCATCTGGATGTCGAGCATACGCATGATCTCATTGCTGAGACTGTCCACAGCATTGCTGGGAGGAACACCATTCATCACAGCACCGTGATGCTCTTCAGAGATGTCCACAAGGTTCAGACCCAGCTTCTCAAGAGTGTCGTCGATACGGTTGGGATCAGATCCAGTGTTGTTCATGAGCCAGTCAGACACAGCCACAGCAACCATATCCAACAGGTTCTCATCGTAGTTCCCAGTTTTGGGATCCACCAGCATACCACCACGGAACTGCGGGAACTGAGTCTGACCTTCCTGAATGAACTCACGAATAGTCTTCTTCCGTCCATTCACAGTGATCTGTTTGTCCAGACGCTTCCGCATCTGAGCCTTCAAAACATCCCCTACAGCCTTGACAAAGTTCAGAGATTCAGCATTGGCTTTCTTACTATCAGCCATGACCTTCTCAAGCTCAGACATAGTGCTGGGATGGCCCTCAGTCTCCTTCATGATGAAGGAATTCCAGAACTCACCCAGCACTTTGAATCCACGAGTCAGAGCCTGACCAGTGGTTTCTCTTACTTGTTCATTGGTTTCTGTTTCGACTGGGGTTTCGATTGCGACGATATCTCCATCTCGTCCGGAACCGGTGTTTTCGGTACTGACGGACTCAGGGGCAGTTCGAGTTGCTTCGGGTCTTGGGCCATAGATTCGCTCCAGTTCTGCTAGGGCAATAGGGGCGTTCGCAAGCATGTCACGACCACCCATGAAGAAGTATTCAGTGAGCACAGCCCACATCTCAGCCTGACGCTGATCAAGATCTCCATCTTCTTGGAAAGACTCAACATACTCATAACGACTCTGAGTGAATTCATTGTAGTTATGGTCGATTGCTTGCCATTCCTGATCAAGAGGCTGACCAATTTCAAACATACGCTGCTTGGAGATTGATGCAGGATCATCAGAGAAACGAGTATGAGTGAAGTCCATTACATGGGCCATTTCATGGACCACGACGTTCTTACCATTCTTGGTTAGATTACCTTCACTGTCGAACATCTTCTCATTCATGAAGATTTCGCCACGTTTCTTTCCAGCAGGAGTCCATGCAAACCCCCAACCTTTTTCTACACGATCCGGATAGATCGTTACTTGATCGACACGCTTCAGAGCATCTTTACCAAACTTGGCTTCGATCAGAGCACGTACTTGGTTACGTGCAGCATTAGTGATTGCCTTCACACGAACACGATCAATCGGATCCCACTTGGAAGGATCTTTCAACAGGTTGTAGAGGTCTTTGTCTGCATCAGTCTCCTCCGTTTCAACTGGAGTTTCATCATTCACAGACTCGGTTTGCGCCTCGTCTGTTCTTTCTTCAACACCAGTTGCTCCATCGTCGATAGCCGTTGGAGGAGTTTCTTCAATGGTATCTTCCACAATCTCCTCAGACACCGCCTGCGGCGTGTCTTCGTCGATAGTCTCCGAGGGAGTTGACTGTTCTTGTGTTTGTTTCTGCTGCTCGTCGGAAACTGCCGTTTCCTCCTCGACAGCCGTTGGGTTGTTGTCGGGGAGAGTCAGTGTGACTGGCATCACAATGTTCATTCCCTCGAAGACTTCGGGGAATTCCTTCTGGATCGCAGCATAGACAGTCTCAGCAGTACGGACATCAGCTTCCACTTGCTTTGCAGTAGCGATGGACTCAGGATTATCCAGATGCACGAAGACTTTGGATCCTTTCCAGTTAGCTTCTTCTTCGAACTGAAGAGGATTCTTTAATCCACGGAAACCAAGAGAAGGACCAACACGTTTTCCTTTCTTGTTCACGACGTTAGCAGCAGCAGAACGGTTCAAGGCATCCACCTTGTTGTTCATATGCTGGATAAAGTTGGTGAATTCCTGAGCCACCTGAGCCAAAGGAATGATGTTTCCATCATTATCCAGTACAGTCTGATCAGGAGATTGAAGTCCTTGAATGATATCTCGTGCGAAATCATTCACCGAACGGTACAGCCTTGGCTTGGCACCACGAGATTCATAACCTTCAGCAAGGATCGAGCGACTCACTTCATCTCTCGACGTTCCTTTCTTGGGTTGCTCTCCAATCCTGCTGAGACCGATGTTCTCCTCGTCTTGGATCTCGATCTGAGTGTCCAAACGTTCGTTCACGGCACGAGATGCGTTGAGAGCAACCCGCGTAATCTTTGCCTGAAGAGGTGTGAAATCCTTGGAGTTCTGTTCGAGAATCTTCTCAGTACGATCAGGGTTCACATTCGTCGGGTTGGTCAAAGCCACGTCTTTCGTGAGCTTGACCTCTTTCGGAGTGATCGCAGAATCCTTGATGATCCCGACACGCTTCGTATCGTTCAGATCCACCATACCAGCTTCTTTGATAATCCTCTGCGAAGCAGGGGTATCAATCAGAGAATTGGCCAGCCGTTTGGCTTTCGGAGGTAGAGAGTTAGCCATCTGACGAATCTTCATCAGTTGGTTCGCTGCATATGCAGTGTCCTCTGTCCCCGGACGGAAACCTTTCTCAGACATCTTGGCATTGATGGCAGCAACAGTCTCAATGACATTGTTCCCCTGAAGACCAGCAAAGCCTTCAGATGGTTCATCCACTTCATTGATCTTTGTCTGAAGCTCAGGAGCTAAGTTCTCCATCTGCGTCGAGACCTCTTCGTTGAGATCCAGAGCAGATTGAGTATTAGCTTTCAATTGTTTCCGATTGGCTTTGTTGATGGTGGAATCAGCCACGTAAGCGATAGCAGGCGAAATCAGTTGCCCTGTGGCTTCAGCAACCCTTTGAGCTTGCCTCACGACGGGAGCAGCACGTTCTCCGACAGCATCAGCCAAAGGACCAGCAGCAATAGCCCCAGCAGCAGCCGTATTGCGTGCAGCAGCCCCAGCACGCTCACGAGCAGGTGCAGTGGACTCATAGATCGACTGAGCAGCCTGTGCGGCTGTGACAGCCCCTGAACCAAGGGCTTGAGCACCAGCTACCACAGCACCCGGAGCTTGAGCCACAGTGTTCAGAGCAACACGAGGAGCACCCAAAGTACCAGCTTGTCCAATACCACCCAAAGCACCGGCTGCAACTTCTTCACCCAGTCCTTCAGTGTACGACGTGCCAATATCTGCACGTTTGTTCATGGCAAGAGCACCAGACAGAACCGATGCAGCAGACTGACCACCTTCTTCCACACCTTGAGCAGTGATTTGACGCATACCGTCAACGATCCCCGATCCTTTGAATGCCCCGATAGGAGCAGTTTCAAAGCGACGAGTGAGCATACCAAGAGCAATGGCAGCGGGAAGGTTCGCAGAGAATGCAGTCTCAGCAGTCATATTGGCCAGAGCTACACGAGCTTCCGATTCAGAATACCCTTCTTCCAGAAGACCTTGATACACTTCAGATTGGTTCAGGGTTTCCTGATCTATGTCCATGACGTTTTGCATGGTTTCTGCGTAGGTTCCAGAGGCTTCCGTTGCACCAATAGCGGCAGCAGCAGCACCCGCAGCAGCAAGAGACTGAGCACGCTTAGATGCAGTAAGACGGGCCACACCTTTGGCAGCCAGAATACTTGCACCACGGGCAATAGCAGCAGACGGACCCAGTGAACCAAGAGATTGAGCAATCAGTTCCTGAGCCTGACCATAGTCAGTTCCAATGTTCTTTCCTGCATCAAGGAAGTTCTTCCCGACCATCTGGGCAGAAGCCATCCAAGGAGACATACCGTCTTCAATGGCACGTTGGGCTTCAACGAAGTTGTCCTGACTGTCAAGGTTCTGTTGAATGGCAGCAAACTGAGAGCTTGCCTGAGCACGATCAGATCGACCAGAACGAATCTCTTTCTGAACGAAACTTGTGAAATCGGCCAGAGTTGCAGAAGCAGCATCAGCATCTACACCAGCAGCCCAAGCCATAGGACGAACAGCCAGAGCACCAACAGTGTTCCCGGCTAGTCCTACAAAGCTGGAGATGAAATCCAGAGAAGCATCTCCAGCAGCTTGTGCAACAGAATTCTTGTCATCACGGAAGCGTGCGAGTTCTTCTTGGGTATTCCGAAGAGTGAATGCTTGGTCAGCGACATCCTGACCATACTTCATTCGAAGGGTATCAAAGTTCTCAACCAAGAGATCACGAGCCAAACCAGCTTCAGTAGCAAGCATATTGTCTTGCTCAGCAGCAATGGCAGCCCGTGTATGGAAAGTCGGATCTAGAAGCTGTCGTTGAGCTTCACGAGCGGTTTCAGTTTCATTGCGTTGTGCAATGATTGGATCAAGTGGTGAAGTTTGATAAGGTCCGCTCATGGTATGTAGTGTCCCAATAGATCACATTGTGACCCCGATATGGCATACCATGAGCAGAGTTTCCAGAGGTTTTATGGCACAGGCTGATTTGCTACTGCCTCACGACGTGCAGCCGCAGCAGCGATTGCAGCTTCAGCAGGGTCTTGTTGACCACCCGGACGAAGAAGAGCATCTTCACTGAACAAACCACGAGCCTCAGATCGCATTGCTGTCATTTGGGTAAGCCCAGCAGCAATACGTTCTTGAATCACTTGACGCTCACGAGAATCACGAGTCTTTTCAAGGCGTTGTTGATCTTCCAAGATCTGTTTGTTGATTTCTGCCAGATCCTGTTGAATTTCAGCAGCACGACGATTGGCATCACCAAACCGAGACTGAGCATCAGGATTCAAAACCTGTTGAGCCATCTCGGCAGCATCATCAATATCAAAACGACGTTCCAGAGTATTGGCACCAAAACCAGCAAACGAGAAAGGATCCCGAACAAAGATTTCCCGAGCCACAGCAGCAGCTTGTGCTTCTGTGATACGGTTATCAGACGCGATACGATCCACAAGGTTACGAAGGTTGTTTCGATCATAACCAGCTTGGCCTTTAGTAAGAAGACCACCCCACACACCAGCAGATTGACCATCAGTGTCAAGATTGAGCATCTGCTCAAGTTCGACAATAGGATCTTCAGCTTGCATGAAGCGTTGTGTATCCACTTGGATACGTCCCATAGCAGAGCCTTCCAGACCCTGACGCATATCAGCTTCTGCACCAGCAATGATGTTGGTAGCAGCCACATCCTGAGTCACACTGGGAGCCAGTTGCTCTTGGAATGCCGAAGAGTTGGCAAGAAGATCTTCAGCCCACTGAGTTGCCTGAAGACGTTCAGCATCAGAGAAGTTTCCTGATTGAGCCAGATCTTCATTCAGAGCCTGAAGGAAATCAGTCTGGTTCAGGATGTTTGGATCTGCCATCCGTTCTTGGAAGATGTTTGCAGCAATATCTTGATTTTGCTGAGTGATATCTTCCATGATCTGCTGATCACCAGCAGCACGGAATGTATCAGAACCAGTCATGATTGCTTCAATCTGAGAGAGATTCAGAAACTGAGAATCTGCCAGAGCAGTCATCAAAGCACCACGAGGACTTGCACCTTGTGCTACAGCCGCAGTTGCAGATTGAGGAGTGAACTGACCAGAACGGTTGGCAAATTGTTGAGGATTGTCAAAGGATTCTGCCAACCATCCACCACCATCAGCAAGAAGACCTTCACGGGTATGATTAGTACCACCCCATACAGCTTCATTGCCAAAACCAAAGTGCATACGACCAGCACCCATATAGCTGTTTGAACCACCAATACCGGTGACACCGTTCAAACGAGCACGAGCAACCACTTCCTGAAGAATAGGAATGTGTTGTGGGTTGTTCCAGTCGAGCATGGTATCTCCCATGTAGAGATCACCATCAGCAGCATTACCATGATCATGACGATTGGAACCGGTTCCTTCTCCGGGATTCTGTCCACCAGAGTTCACACGGAAAGTGATACCCATGTCACCAAGAAAGCCCATGGCACGAGTCAATTCTGGAGACAAAGCACCATTTCGAATTGCATCTTGGTTCTGCATCTGAAGCCATGCTACATTTTCACCACCTGTTGAAGCTGTTGCAGCACCACCAGTGGTTCCATGAGTCTGACCATGAAGACGATCAGCCACATAGAGTCCAGATAGACCAGCCTCTTCAGCACGAGCACCTTGACGCCAGCGATGATCTTCCATGGCAACACCATGAAGATCTCCAAGACGAGCATCAGCATTCACTGCAAGACCAGTACGAGTATCTCGATCATTCATGATCGAACGGTTGTTCTGATAACCCAGAGCAGTTCCACGCATGTTCATCAGGTTAGCTTGCATCTCTCTCGAAATTTGAAGATCAGCAAGACCACCATTTGCAAGGAACGAATCAAATTCAGCTTCATCATTGATCCCAGCCAGACGACGTGCGGCTTCACGATCACCAATAGATTCTCGACCACTCTGGTAGCGTTCCAGAATGGATCCAGCCGCATCAGCAGCATTGTTGAAACCCTCATTGGCCTGAGCCAAAAGGGGAGCCACGTTCGGTTGGGCTTGGCTCAGTTCGCGCCATACGAGTCGTTGATCTCGGGACATGGGCTATTCCTTAGAGGCTGTGTTTGTCGATCTCACCTTGGACATCAGCTTCTGAACGAACGCCTTCAGCGTAACGACCACGAATCCGATCTTCCAAAGCGGTGTTGTACGTTTGTGTTTGGTTTGCGAGGTTGGTGTTCCACTGCTCACGAGCAAAGGACATCTGTTTTTTCGCCATTTTGTTGGCTTGATAAGAGTTCCAGAGGTTCCCTAGAACCTGAACACCACCAAGGATGAGGCCAGCACCACCATCTTTCGACCAGAAGTTTCCTGCACCACCTGTCTGACCAGCAGCCGTTCCCGGATTGCTCAGAACAGTGGAGGTATCAGTCACACCGCTGATAGGAGCAGAAACAGAAGCACCTGTCGCACCGACAGGGTTCGAAACCACTTGACCAGTGGCAAAGCCCAGATTTGACATATCCGAGCCATTCATCGTGGCATCGCCAAGAGTATTTCCCCAAGAGAGTGCAGTCATGATCAATTCCTCGGCAGTGTTTGTTGAATCTCTACGAAGTCATTTACCATAGCAAAGGTGAGATCTACAACATCTCCCCCAGTCATGGTTGTACGGCTGATATACCCATCTAGGGTTTCAGGAAGGTAGCCGCCACTGCCGCCAGTGTTCCGTGTCCCATCCATAAGGCTCATCGGATTGAAATTCAATCCGTTTTGGTTATAGAGGTCTTCCAGCATTTCATTGATCTTGTCCATCGTCTCTTCGTAAGCATCTTGTTCCCCAACAAGATCTTCTTGCATCTCAGCAATATTGCCCTGAACCCATCCAGCATAGCCGTTTGCCAGAGCATTACCCAGACCCAAGATACCTTTTGCAGAGAAGATCTTCATACCCGTCATTGCTGCACCGATTGCGAAACCAGCAATAGCAGCAAACAGAGCACCCCACTTCTCACCGAAGAGAGCAGTACCTACGATCTTCAGAACTTCAGCAATGATGATCGAAGCAATGTAATTGGCCACCACACCTGCTACGAGGGCTGCTGTACCTGTAAGACCCAAGGCTGTACCAAGCGCGAGATTACCTCCCAGAATCCCACCACCGGCTGAAAATGCACCGGGAAAAACAATAACAGCCACAATCAAAATGGCAATGACCAAGAGAATCTTGAAGATCCCTCTCTCATACCATCTCTGTTTTGTCACTTCATAGCTGTTAAATAGGATGTGTGAATTGGCTGTAGCCATTTGGGTATAATCTACAATCCCTATTTCCAACATGGTTGGATAATGGAGTGGAACCAAGAAACCAGACTCCTCAGTATCCTGAAGAGCTTCAGTTGAAGTAATGACAACTGCTTTACCACCGTAAATGTAGTTGTATGATACAAGACCCCATACAGTCATAACTCGATAAGATCCGGGATCAGTTTGCCACCAGATCTCCATCGAAGGAATTGACTTCTGAATTACTCTTTCTTCTTCTCCGTTTCGTGTGTTGTAGGATTCTCTTTCTTCCCATGTAAAAGGAGTTCCCACACGCAATTCGATATCGTTATTCTTAGCTTGCTGTCCCAGAACATCAGAATCCTGACGAGTGAAAGTTCCATTGAACTGGTTCACTTCTGCATGGACCCAAACCATACGAATATCGAAACCAAGAGAAGCCTCTGCCAGTGTAATGGTATTCGTTGGAGGAGGGCTGATAGCAGGAATCTCAGGACGAGGAGGAAGCTCAGTCCAAAGTCTGTCTTGGTTCATATTTGCAACTTCAGTCTCCCAATCACGAAGAGCTTGAAGAGCAGCATCATATTCATCTACTTGAGTTTGAAGATTGGCCATTGCCGATCCAGAGCCACCAGACTGAAATGGAATCATCTTCTGGAAGAAATTGAATATGTATCGACGACAAGCCATCTCTTTTACATTCAGAGATGCTCCAAAACAGAGATAAGCATAGTCGATGTCTGCAATTGAAGGATTCTCTTCAACAGATTCTACAAGGGATCCAAATTTCTTTTTGTATCCAAAACCTCTTTTATAGGCTTTGGACATGTCATCATAGAGATCTGCATACACTGGATCTGCCACAGATACGTTGTTGATCCTAACTGGCATGAAAGGAAAGAATTCCTGCGGCAAACCAGAAACATCAACATCTTGAACCAAAGCATCAAGAATCGAGTTTCCTGTATTCAGTTCGTAGATGAAGATTTGCTCTGGCCCATACTGATTTCCACTCAGAAGAATCTGAGTATCAATTCGATGAGTGTATTGATCAGTTACCTGTTCTCCTGTGGTAGTTTCAGTTCGGGTTTCAATTACCCCACCACCCAGATCAGTCTGAGTAACTACCACATTGGAATAGTCATTGGTCACTACATCTGTTGCTTGGATATAGAGAAGCTCACGAAGACCCTGAACCTGAAGACCACTCACAGAGGTTACGGTTTCCTTTTCCCATTCCTGATTCCAATTATGGACTTCTCCCGGCACATCAGCATCGACGTTTGTTTCGACTTGAAGATCAGGATCTCCATTGTTGTAAGAGAGAATTGTATTACGAACTCTCTGAAGAGTGACAGGAGTGAAAGTTCCTGAAGTCACAAGATTGGTGAAGCCTGTCGTATCAGGCAAAACAGGATCGTCTACTGTCTCAGAACCAGTCTGAACAGCCTCTTCGCTTTCATCCAGATACTCGATGTACTTTGCCACGATATAGCGTTTCGATGGGCTATAGACTGGAGCAATGTTGTTCGTCCAAATGAAGGTATCGTTGTTGGGAAATTCCACAGAAAACTCATTGGTACTTGGTTCATATTCACCAAGCCAATCTTCACCAATTCGAGTTGGATGATTCTGTAGAATCCATCGTTCGATCCAAGACTCAAAAGATCCATCAGTCACTTCAGCAGCATAGCACCTGAGATTCAAACCAGCAGGAGCAGGAGGTACTGGAGAAAGAGGGATCTCAGGCTGAACATCCAAAGGATTCAATGTGACTGTATTCACGATTGATGCAGTAGGAAGTCCGGGAAAGTTGTTTCGATCATAGTATTGAAAGAACTGTTTTTGCTGAAGCCCCGGACCACCCATGTAAGCTGTATTCAGGTCATCAGCGATAGACGGACTATTACTGATCACGGACGAGAAGACCGTGCCTTTCAGGAAATCAGGACGGTCCCGTTCATCCCCTGCCATGTTGTAGAGGGTGGACGAGACCGTAATGATTTTCTTGGAGGAGAAGAGACCCATGACTTCTCCTTACAGGTTGTTGTTCGTCCGGATAGCTCCAAGCACATCACCCACCGCATCGACTTCAAACTCGATAGCAGGCTGCACAGCATCATCCAGAGTTTTACGAGTGATCCACGTATCGAGAAACAGCTTACCAGCCTTTTGTTGAGCATCCTTGATGAAGCTGTCGATCTGCTGATCGTACAGATCCTTCTGCTTTCCGATCTGACCTTCAACCGTTGCACCATCCGAACGAGTGTCCAGAGTTTGAGCACGTTCTTTCTCACCCTGTTCAGTGGTAAGAATGATCTGCTTTCCAAGCAGGGTAAGCTGCGTCGGAAGGGTGTTGTTCAGGTTGTAGTCCTTGATGTCTGCATCCACGTCGAGGTTACGCTTCTGCAAACCAATGACACCAGAGATCGGAGTAAGACCATCACGACGGGTATCGAGAGTGTTTGCACGCTCTTTCTCGATCTGTTCAAAGATGAGTTCCGACTCAGCAGGCTGACGAACATTGACGACGTGCTGAGCCTGAGCCAGTTCAATCGGCAGAATGTTGTCACGCTTGAAGTCTTCGATATCCGCCTGAGTGGGGATAATGCGATCACGTTGCAGCAACTGGATATCGCGTTCCAGAGGCTGAAGAACACGGTTCTGGAACTCAGCGATTGCAGCCTGTGCAGGCAGGATACGATCCACCTGAACCTTCTGAACAGCCACACCGGTTGGCATCACTTGCTGACGCTCATAGTGTTTGATGGCCAGATCAGCAGGCAGCAGATAGTTGACCGTGTATTCTTTGGCAGCCACATCCGCAGTGACTGCATCATGAGAAGCCTCTTCCGTAGCGATCTGCATCTTGGTCAGTGCATACTGAGCAGCAGTCAGGTTCATTTGGAAGTTGGCATTCAGAGCTTCAATCTTGGTTCGCTCCAGATTGATCAGAGCCTCAGTGGCTTGAATCT